GTGTTTGGCGAGATCGTCGCGCATTTCTGACAGAGTGTCAAAAATCAAACCCCAATCAAGATCAGATTTTTCTCTATTGGCTTTACGCATACCTTTGTAGTATTCAAAATAATCTCTACGCCAGTATTTGCGACCATCGCAACAAATAACAATCTGTCCATATTCTTTACCATATTTCTTTTTATATGATTTAATTGTGGATAGTGTTACGTGGCGAATTAGATTTTTCACTTCAGACTCTGTCCCCTTCAACTCACGCTGGAATGTAAGAATGGCTGCAAGAGCGACCTGACTATAATCTACGAGTATAATTTTAATTCTCCTTAATCAATTTCCATCCAATAGTATTGGATCTCTTTATAAGATTCATTGGATTACCATTATCTCTGAATTTCGGAGAAACTTCACCAACAACCATACCAACATTCACTCTTAAAATGCTCCGAGGATAATAGTTTCCTCACCAATTCTTCCATTTGGATTAGAAGGTTTTGTTTTGATTGGTTTAATAGCATTACTCAATGCACGTTTACCCAGTGCCAATCCTTTGAAGAATTCCTCAGGTTTACGCAGAGTAAACGCTTTAGATTCTTTGACATCAAACCCAATGATGGTTGTTCCTTTAACAGATAATGAACCACTCTCTGCTTTATAAACACCTACACGACGGTATTTAGTATTATAGAACCAGATCTCTGAAGCACCAACACAATTAGATGGTTGGATAGATTTTAATCCAAGTTCAGGAAACTCTTTCATATACTTCATACGTGCAACGAGTTTAGTTGGTGACACTGGTTTAGTCTTACGTGGTGCGCGATTTGCTTTTGCAGTCTGAACCATTTGTTGACAGTCAGCAATAATCGTTTGAACAAATTCTAAAAACTTTTTCAACTCACGTTTAGTAAAGTGGGAATAACCTTCAACGAGTTGGTCATCATCACCATCAATTGCTTCTTCAAGTTCTTTGGCAGTTGGAACAAACAGATCACCAATACGTTTGGCAATTGGTCCAGCTACCTGATTGGCAAGCAGGTAATTCTTTGTTGAGAAATCAGACTTACATCCCGCAAGAACAAAATCATCGATTGCACCCTCAATTTCACCAGCAATCTCATGAGCCTTATCTTCCATTCTTTGTTGAATAGAAATTACATTGGCAGGTGATGCAGCTTTTGCTGCATCACCATCTTTCTTGTCTTGTTTATCTTGGGATTTTTGACGAACAGTAACTTGAGACTTTAAAAATTCAATTCGTTCGTTTAGAAAGTTCTGTTCCTTCTCTTGAAGTTCAGAACCTAAGTCAATCAGTCGAGCAAGAATACCAGCATGACGGAAATGATTCTCGTCAACCTTTAATAATTCTACTGCTACTTTTTTATCAATCTTTGCATAGTGGCTGATGAACCACTTCTTCTTATCTTTATCATCATTGTTTGAATTGTAATAATTCAAAGCACGCATCAGATCTCGTTGATAATTATCTTTATCAAGAGCAAATTCATCACCACCTTTTGCAGTGTGTTCAGCACGTTCGATCAGTTGTCTGCGTTTCAAATTGTTAGTTGCCATGAGTTTTCTCCATAATATAGTATAATTATACCCTACCTTTGAATCAAAGTAAAGCGAAATTTGACCAACGCAGACACTGATCTAGTAAGGGTTACAGATATCCCATTACAACACCAAGTGGTGCAACGAAAATCCCAACCACTCGAAGAATGGTTTCTCCAGTCAAAGTTGCAAGACCAGTGTGATATAAAATTACAATATTATTAATCCATCCGAAGAAAAGACCAACAATAAAAGCAATGTAAAGTAATACTACTGTTGCGCCATTATTCATAATGTAAATCCTACTTTAATTACAGAGTCCCAGCGGAAAGAACGCCATTCATTTTTTTCTGTGTCGAAAACTCGTACTGCGGATCCAGTAGCTTGGCTACCTTCTGATTTTGTTTTCGGTAGCTTTTCTGTTGGGATTCTTGACTCAACAAGGGTACATTGCATTGCTCGTTCAGAACCATCTTTTTTGGTAAAAGTAATGCACAAATCTTTGATGTTACTGTCATGTAGAACTCCTAGTATCCAGGTTTTAAACTCTTCGAATTCTTTATCACTTTTAAATACTGTTTGCATTTTCAATTTCACCTTTCTCATCAATCAACTTTGTTTTAAAAGTAACCTCGATTAAATCGTATGGAACACTTTTAATTTTAATGTGTCGTGTAAGACCATTACGCTCAGTCACATATTCATGTGATTCATAGTTCATTAGTCTTTCCTTTGTGCTTTGTTTTGCGAGTGTATGCAACCTTCGACTCCACTACACGCATACGGTATTTTGGAGTGCGCAAATCTTTTGCTACAAGACTTTTTGGTTTCGAAGGTTTATTATACATCATTTTTTATTGCAAAGCAAATTTACTTAAAACTTCTTTGGCTTCCTTAAATTCATTCATGTCTTCTTCCATTGATCAACAACCATTTGTTGTAGAACATCGATCAAACGCTGTGTTCGTCTGTCATGGGTATTATACCATTGCATAAAATCTTCATATGTGTCAAGTTCCCACATCTCATCGAGCAAACGCACTTGACGCTTAGACAAACCAGTAATTTGAATCATACAGTTTCCTTAAAAATTCCAGACCATGTCATAAGTTTGTTAAGTTTCTTATTCTTTGCAGCTAACACTGCTGATTCACTGACAATGCCATTATCAATCATCAAATCAATCATACACATTAAGTCTCCGATTTCTTCTTCTAGATGTTCACGATTACTTACGTTATTATAAACATCTTCCATACCAAATCGGAAAACTTTACTAATCGCTTGTGTTACTTCAGCGCATTCTTCTTGCGTAATTAGAAGGATCTCACGATTTGATTCATTAATCTCTTTCATTTTAAAAAACTTATTCACTGATTGCTTCCTTCCATCTTTCTTCAACAATTTCATTTACCCACTCAATGGGACACTTAAGAGCATTCGATATTTCCTCACAAGACCATTTAGTTGTGTCTAGAAGATAATGAATATTTTCCCATAATTCCTTCATTGCAGCCATAATAACCTCACTTTTTATCATTTATACAACTATTATACCCCAATCCTACATTAAAGTAAAGCGAAATGTTGAAAAACCCTACAAAAAGTAGGGTTTTTTGTAAGTTATTGATTTTTAATACTTATTTATTACCGAATAGTGGGTCTAAAAAATGTATCTGAAAAAAATTATCTACTTTCCTTGCCAAAGAAGGATACATCACAAGAAGCAACTGTATCACAAAAACTAACGCTACTGATGCAAGAATTAATATCCCAGACAAAATAGGTATAGTAACAAAAGCAAATATACATGCAAATATTTGACACAATTTCAACAGGAATTTAATCACGCTTCTCATTTTTATCTTTCTATTAATTCGTTTACAAAATCTAACAATAATATATGATGTTTACCATTGTGATATTTACCTTTCATCCAACTATAACTATCATACCAAAACCTCATTGTTATAATAACTGACTTGCTAAAAATTGTGCAGATTCAACAATAAAACGCATTGCTACTTCATCAGTTGCTAATTCTTGTGCAGCTTGAACCTCAGCAATTTGTTGTAGTAGAAATTGATATTCTTCGTTTGTATAATTACCTGCTTCATATTGTTCACGGATAACCAATAGTTGATTAGCCAGTGGTGCAGCTGGACCACCCAAACCTGCAGCTTCTCTTAATTGTTCTAACATTATCTTCCCCTCCAAGCATCAGCGACTACGTCAAGACGTGTCTTGTTAATTTTCAAAATAGATTCACAAAACATTTTGTTATTGGAATCTTTGGCTTTTTTAATCGCAACTTCTAACTCATCAATAGACTTCGCTTGAGGGTCTCCTCTAAGAGAAGCATATGCGCCAAGATGATGAATTTTATCTTCAGCATCTGTCCAGTTTTTATCATCGCAATTTAACTTCTCTACTGCAATTTTAGTTGAAACTAGATTGTCAAATAATGAACCATCAAAACTGATTGGCATTAAAGAACAACCAGAAACAAGTAAAACTAATGCAAAAATAATTTTCTTCATAATATTCCTTATACAGTAAAACTACTACCACAACCACAAGTATTAGTTGCGTTTGGGTTTGTTACTTTAAAATTTGAACCCATTAATTCAGTAACATAATCAATAGTAGATCCAATTAAATATTGCATTGACATTGAATCTACTAAAACATTTTCTATTATAAAATCATCTTCTTGTTTCTCTTCTTCGAGAGTAAACCCATAAGAAAAACCAGAACATCCACCACCTTGAACAAACGCACGGATATACGGCATTTTTTCTTCAGCTAGGATCTCTGTTATTTTCTCTGTTGCTGCTGGTGTTAGAGTTAATTGCATAATATGGTGAAAAATAAAGGGTTAACATTAGATATATAGCATTCCAGCGACTGTTAGCATTGCGCATAATTTTCTCGGAAACACGCCAATTCCTGTTAAACTCTTTGCCATTTTACTTTTCCCTTATTTACTTACCAGTCTATTTATTGTTTTGCAGTTCTTCCACTTCTTTTTCTATGGTTTTAACACCTGTTGTGGTAAAAACATCTTTTGCTTTATTTAAAAAACTTTTTGCTTTATCAGACATACTTTCAGGACTTCTTCTTTCAAGTCTATCATATAAACTTGCTTCCCAGTCTTTACTTTCATCCACTTTAATATCAAGTTCTTCTTCGGAACCTTCTAATACTTCTGGAACATCTTGCGAATAAGTCGGATTTATTTCGGATTGATCTTCAGTATTAATTTCATCGCCAACAGATATACTAATTGTTTTAGTTGGTTCTGGTACTTCTGGTAAAAGACCTTCATCAATTTTAATATCAGCTTTACCAGCAAATATATCCAATCCTGGAGTTTCTTCTTCACGTTTTTGTTGCCAGTTTGCGGCAATTAGCAATAAGACTGCCAATGGATCAAATACTGAAACAATTAAAATGATAACCCAGCGAACTGCTTTTTCTAGTACATCACTCTCTGGGTTATCACCATAGATTAATGCTGCTATGTACTTGATCGGTCCAACTTCTGCTTCGACTTTTCTGACTTCGCTCGCGATTGGAGCACGCTCTTCGTTGTACGTGGCGATTTTAGATTGCGAGTCGCTGATTTCTTTAAGGATTCTTTGACGATCTTTTTGCTGTCCCCGTCTAATGGAAATGGCACGCTCTGCTCCTTTATCGTCACTGGTTCTTCCGATGGTTTGATCCACTTGTTGATCAAGTTGAGTAATTTCTTTACGACTAGCATTGATGTTCTCCTTTTCGGTTTTAATTTTTTCATCAATTAATGCAAGTTTTGCTGCTACGTCACCACTAGGAATATTTTGATCTAAGTGTGCTTTAGACAGATATCCAAAAATACCCATTGATGTCAACATCATTAAAATCAACAAAGCAATAGTAAAGTATGATTTCATCATAAGTGGAATTTCTTTCCAGTTACGATAAATCCAAGAAGCAACCACAAGTTTCGATGCTTCAAGTAAAGTACCCATGATAAAAATTGGAACTACTGATGCTGCGAAGATCACAATAAGTCCCATCACAGAATAATATGCAGCACAGGCAGATAAACCTAGTGCTGCAGCAAATAGTAAATATGTCATTTTACGGTTTCTCTATGTAACGTATTGGATCTCGAATTCTGTTTTTTATAGAAGCTATATGTTTGTCGTGTTCTTTTCTTTTTTTATACGGTAGCTGCATTATTTCATCATCAGTTTTTTGATGTTTTTTTAATTCAGCGTGTGCATCAGAAATTTGCTTATCTCTATCAGGATTTGGTATTAATGCTGGAGATGGATGATTATGGTCCGCTAATTTATATCCTTTACCAGCAGTATGAATTACTTTCTTTCCTTGTCTCTCTGCGTGTTTATGTGCGATATGAATATTGTTCCAAACTTTTACTTTATCTTCTTCGAGATATTCTTTAAATGTATACATTAAAATTTCCCTTTAATATGTGATCCATGAATTCTACATGAGATCTGCATATTATAATAGTCGTCTGATTCTAATACTTTCCTCCCGTACTGCTCGCGAGCTTCCACGTAAGAACACTCAGCTTTAGACTTACAATAAAAAAGAATCTCTCTTGTAAAGTTATCTTTACCAAGAGCCTCTACATCTTTATTTAGTTCTATACTTGAACCATAGTATTCACGCCAGTCAGAATCGATTTTAGATTTTATCTTCTTTCGTTTCTTAGTTCCATTCTTTAACTTAACAGTCTTGTAAGTTGTCTTTGAAAATTTAGAAAGTTTTTTACCAATATACATACGACTGCTGGCTTTGTTCGTAATTAAATAAACAAAGCCAACACAGTCTTCAGGTAATTCTTCAACGATTTGATTATTATATGTCCACATAGTGGACTATTTATTCTTCCTCGTCAAAGTCCTCTTCTTCATAGATATCAGAGCCACATAGTGGACAGTGAACTATATCTTCAAAACTAAAGTCATCACCTTTTACAGTGATCTTACCTTCAGCTTGACATGATGAACACTCAAATTGTTTTACAATCATGCTGCTTTACCCCATACATCACCCCATGAACCGCTTAAAGCTCCTTTAGCATAATCGGTAACTCTATTTTCGAAAAAATTACCATGCACTGGAGCATTGATCATATCGGATACCCAAGGTAATGGATTCTTTTTAACTTTAAAAATACCTTTCATTCCAAGACCGATCAATCGGCGATCAGCAATGTAACGAATATATTGCTTAACATCTGCAGCGGATAATTCCATCATATCGCCATTAGAATAACAAAGGTCAATAAACTTGTCTTCCAACTCTACCATCTTTTCAGCGATGGAATAGATTTTAGATTTCAATTCATCATTCCAGATTTCGTTGTTCTCTTTGATATATTCTTTGAACAACTTAATCATTGACTCGGCATGCATTGTTTCATCAACAATAGACCAAGTAACAATCTGACCCATTCCCTTCATTAACCCATGGCGTGGGAAATTAAGGAGCATAATAAAAGAACTGAACAACTGCATGCCTTCCGTGAAAGCAGAAAATACAGCAATATGCTCAGCGGTAGAAGCCACTGTACCATTTCTACTAGAAATGTCAAGAACATAATCATGTTTATCTCTCATTTCTTGATATTCTAGAAACTCACTATAAGTTGACTCAGGCATACCGAGAGTTTCAATCAGATGTGAGTAAGCAGCAATGTGTAATGCCTCACGAGCAGCAAAACCCATTAACATCATTCGAATTTCTGGCTGCGGGAAATACGGTAAATAATTATTTACATACCCACCAGCTACATCAATGTCTCCTTGAGTAAAGAATCGAAAAATATTAGTGAGGAATTGCTTTTCTTCATTTGTTAATTTCCTTTTCCAATCTTTAACATCTTCTGCCATTGGAACTTCTGAATGTAACCAATGTGCCTGTTCATGGGCAAGCCACGCATTGTAAGCCCAATCGTATCGAAATGGTTTAAAATAAGATCGTTCATCTGTAAGTTTAAGGCTGTTGTGTTTTTTTATCATTTTTTAATCTTCCTAATTTCCATTGTTGTTCTGTTGGTTTTTCTCTAAACATTTTAAAAGTTTTCATTTTTATCCTTCGCAGGCAAGACAGGTATCTGCATCACCAGTAAGAGCATGCAGGTCAATCTCTTTAATTACTTCACGTTCAATTCGTTTAGAAACTTTGTCAGCCTTCGCAATCTTATCTGAACGACAATAATACATTGTCTTTAATCCGCTCTTCCATGCTTGAAAATGAACAGCATGAATATATTTAATATGACTATCTGGTCTAAAGAACACATTTAAACTTTGAGCTTGGTCTATATATACTTGCCTGTCTGCGGCATGCTGAACGACCCAACGCTGGTCAATTTCCATAGACGTTTTGAAAACATCTTTTGTCCACTCTTCCATCCAATCGAGGTGCTGAACTGAACCATCATTCGCAATGATACTACTCCAAGTTTCTTCATACCAACCATCCTTATGATTCTCAGCTTCTTTCTTTATAATAATATCAAGATAGCGATTTTTATTTAAGTGAGAACCCGATAGAGTGTCCTGGCGATAACAGTTTGCTCTATACGGCTCAATTGATGGTGATGTATTACCCATAAGGATACTACTTGATGCATTTGGTGCAATGGCAGCGACATGTGAAAATCTATTACCGACACCATCATGCGCCTTCTTTATTGTTTTTACTTTCATTAATTTCTCCAATTTTGTAACCGATAACCTATTCAGCGATTTTAGATTTTCAGTTCATCTCCTTCAAGGACGGCACAAGCACGAATAGACATTTCTTTACCATCTCGGACAACAGTAACAAAATCAGAAGACTTAACGCTAATGGAATTGCCAGAATCATCTTCGAAAAGAATTTCACTTTGGGCATCAGGAGCTTCGCCACGCTCAGATCCCAGTTGAATATTCGCTTCATCTAATTTATCTCTTATTGTTTTAAAGATTTGCTTATTTTTACCAACAGCCATTGGCGATTCCCAAGCAAGATTATTTTTCTGTAGATATGCATGCCAACCCAATGCACCAATACCAATAGATCTTTCTTGTTTGGCAGAATAGATTGCACGTTTAATTGTTTTTGGTGCGTTCTGAATAAAATATTCAAGAACATTATCAAGCATCTCAGCAACATCTCGAAGAAATAATTTATCGTTTTTCCAATCATCATAATATTCTAGATTCAAAGAAGATAAACAACAAACAGCAGTGCGCTTTTCGTTTGTTGGTAGGATAATCTCTGAACAAAGATTTGATTGATGCACTTTCAAACCTTTATCTTTAAGCCATTGTGGTAGCTTACGATTTGATTCATCAATGAAGTGAATGTATGGTTCACCAGTCATCATTCGCATTTCAAGAATGCGTTGCCATAATTCTTTGGCAGATACTTTCTCTCTAACTTCTTTAGATGCTGGATCAATTAATTCCCATGAGTCATCAGCATCATTATCAATCATACACTTCTCAATAAGTTCCATGAATGAATCAGGAATATTGATACCGTGATGCATGTTTAATGTTCTTAAGTTTTGGTCACCTGTCGGTTTACGCATTTCGAGAAAATTGATAATATCAGGATGACTAATATCGAGATAGGCAGCATAACTACCACGACGAGTACGACCTTGACGATACGCCAAAGAAGAAGCATCATACATTTTAAGATGTGGCATAACCCCAGTAGACTTGTCATCAGCAGAGCGAATACCAAACCCAATACCAACGCCACCCCCAAGAATAGAGAGCCAACTCGTTTCTGAAAGATTGTCAACTAATCCCTCCGCAGTATCTTCAATATAATTAAGGAAACAATTGTGCACAATCATTTTAGATTTACCAACCGTAAAAGTTTGTGTATTCTTAACTTGAATATCATAAACCTTTTCAGTTTTATTAACTTTCTTTAATACAAAATTCATTTTATCCTCAACATAACTTAGAAAACATATAAATATATTCATAGGAGAAATTATGAATATATTAGAAAAATTACAATCTAAACTAGGGAATTCCCATTATATAAATCGATATTATAATTATATATTAGCGTGTAAAGCTAAAAATATTTACTATCCATTCAACAAAGAAAAATCCTAAATTAAATAAATCAATTATAGGAAAAACTCCTAAAGATCTTGGATTTTTCTTTATTTGTAAATCTAGTCCTGAATTTTCTCAATATTGTGTCGATCTAAATCAAGCGCATCTACCCGAACCCAATCATCCTCTTTGGTTAGAACTAAATGATTACCTGTTACGCGAAAAACTTCTCCCTCAAACATAAGCTCATAAATGTCTTCAGATTCTTCAGATTTAATAACTTCTATTTCGTTATAAGTACCATCATGAGATAAAACTTTATCGCCAACTGATAACTCAGATAAAGTTTTAATTCCATTATCAGTTGTTATTTCAGTATCTCCAGTAAAACAACTAATAGGCATGCCACGCTTACTACGACCAAAAGAAAGAATGGGAGTAGAGTAAGAGAGCCAATGCTTACTTGAATATTCATAAAGTCGTTGCGCATGTTCTTCGTTACTCCCAAATGTTTTAGAAACAAAAGCAAACCTCTCTTGTGGGCTTACTTCTTCATCCTTCATATACGACTCTCGTAATCGTAATAATCCCAACTCATCAAAAAGTGCATCACGAGAAAAATCTACCTTGATACCATGCACGACATCTGCCATTTAATACTCCAATTATAATTATCGTAACTCAATGAAATATATCACTGGGTTGAAATACTTAGGAAAAACCATTCAAGACCCATACACCTATAAAGGATCTGGGAAACGCTGGCTAAACCACCTTAAAAACACGGTAACGATGTCACTACAGAAATAGTAGGACAGTTTACCACCATAGAAGAATTAACAGAAACATCAATTCCTCTATCTGAAAAACTTAACATTGTTAATTCTAAACAATGGGCTAATCTTCGACCAGAATCAGGAGATGGTGGAGACACTTCACAATACATAGATTATTCTAAATTAAATCGTGGTAAAGGTCAATCCTACGAGCAACGATATGGTATCGATAAAGCCAATGAACTAAAACAACTCCGTTCTAAAAAACTATCTGAAACAAGAAAAGGTAAAACCTACGAAGAAATATATGGCGAAGACGAAGGTAGAATCCTTTCTGATTCAGCTAAAGATAAAATTCGACAAAAAGCGATTGGACGAATTCAAATAAGATGCTCTTGTGTGGTGTGCAAATCTGAAGTTTCTATAAACAACATCACAAATCATTACAAGAGACATTAATGTCTTCAATAGGATACTGCTCTGTTGGAACAAACACATACTCTGTTTTTGGTATATAAGGAAACTCAATCGGAACTTGCGAATCTCGACCAGTAAAATAAGACTTAAACATTTTACCGTCTTCTTCACTCTTATACCATTCCCAGAACACTTTACCATCTATGTAATATGGCTGTCCATTGAAACGATCTGCTGATTTAAATACAGCACTACATCGTTTGTTCTGATATGTTTCGCTACCAGAGATATCAGAAACATTATTCCATTCCCATTCCCCACCAGTCAATGGAACAATAGGGTCAAACTTTGCTAACTTGGAAAACAAATTAATAGCGTATGGAGCAGAGGATCCCGAATGTCCTTCATCAGCAAAAACATCTAATAGAGCAAGCACATGATTACAAATCATTTCCTGCATTTCATCATTGTATTTACCGTGCTCGTCTAACCATCCAGCAGCACGAAATTCATTCATTGCGTGAAATTTTAAATTACTCATCACATAAATCCTTCATCATAGGGAACACTTCAGCGATAACTTTAGCGATTTCTCTTGCAATATCAGCATGTTCTTTCTGAGTACCATTCGCCATTCTTAGTTCACAGTAATGTACCCAGCTTCTAAGTGTACCATTCATATAAAGACGAGAAACAGTTAGTCCTTCTGGGAGTACTGCTCTTGCTTGTTCTTTGGCAATTCCATTTAGGATTGCCCACTCATATGCATCTTTGGCTTCTTGTATCACACGCTTCTGTCTTTCTTCCCAAAATGCAGCCAATGCCATGTTTGTATTTTCAATACTATTTTGACGATTCTTCGTATCTTGGAGTCGGGCTTCCCTAAGAACGAAAGATAAGTCTTTGGTTGGGTCAGCATATCGCTGGCTGAATTCTTGGAACGAGAAAGAACGGTGACGCAAGATTTGTCTTGCAATATCACGAGTAGTTTCAATTTCAATACACACACTGACCATTTCTAGTGGACTAAAGTGTTTATTTGCAATTAGATACTTAATTAACTTCTCTGATGTGTCAGTGTTGAATTGATTGCTTGGATTACTAACACGTGCACAGAACGCAATCAACTCCTGTACATCTGTCAAACCATCATGCTCAAATTCATCAGTGGCTTGACTAAAACTTACCATCTTTACTTTCATATTTTTTTCCATGTACTATATTTCAATTTTGCTTCTATTCCTTTAAAGGTATTTGTATTTATCGTCTCAACAATTTCATCTTGGCTTAAACCAGCTAAAATCATCTCATTGATATCCTTTTGTTCTATATGTTCAGGAAACATACAAACATTATACCCTGCATTTATATTTTTATCAAGTAATTTAGTTATTTCCTTACTTCTCGGTTCATTATCCATTACAAGTATTGCATTCGGTAGTATAGACCTAATAGTAGGTAGATCAAAACTGGATCCTGAAACAGCCAAACAGTTCGGGATAAAAAGAGAATCGATTGGACCCTCAACAATGTAGATGGGTTTACTATAATCAACTCTGTCGAGTCCATAGATTTTCTCCTGCGTCTCATCAACCTTAATGGTATAATACTTAGGTTCTTCTTTGCCATATGCTCTGCCTTGAAAAGCAAAACATTTTCCTGCTGGTGTAAAGTATGGAATGACCATACGTGGATGTTCATCTTGAATTGGTTCTTGGAACTTTGGTGTCACTGAATTAACAAATGCTTTGAACTTTGGAGCAAAGTACAAAAGATTCCATTTATCTTTTGGAATCTTTCGTTTGACAACATACTGAACAGCAGGGTGCGTTAATGGTAGTTTATCTAAGCGAGATAAACTTGAGAGGATATTATCCTCAAGTAATTCTTCTTTGGAAGTTTCTAACACGACAGATGTTTGTTTAACATCTTTATGTGACTTGTGTTTATTTGCGCCAGATTTGTAACGCTCTAAAACATATTCATCATATAAGTTTGAATCAACGTACTTGATTAGATTACCAAGACTTGCACCATGACCACAATTGTGACACTTTGAAACAATATCTTGACCCTTTACGAAAAGATATCCACGTGCCTTTAATTTATTTTTTGTTGAATCACCGCATACTGGACAACTGTAGTTCCAGAGATCGGACTTCTTTTGTTTGAAGTTCCTTAGACGAGTGCCAAGGATATTAGTATATTTTGTATCAATATAGAGCATAAGGTATATTATACCTTAAATACTCTTGCAAAGCAAATTATTTAAAAAACTTGTCCAGCAGATTGATGTGGGAAATTAAGTAACCAATTGCAATTGCTCCGCCAAGAATCATCCACTTCCAACGATCGAGAAGGTCGATTCTTTCTTTCATACCATCAATCTTTTTTGACATTGCTTGATGTTGATCGGCATCATTTTTTGCAAGCTCATCAATCTTTGCATCGATGTGATCCGTAATCTCTCGTGTTGTTGTAGTAATACGAGAGTGAAGTTCTTTAATGTCTTGTTTCACGGCAGCGACATCCTCTTTGATACCTTCGACTTGGGCTTCCAATTTGGCGATTCTCTCTATTTCCACGTTACTTTATACTCTCGAATATCTGTTTTTGTGTTTTATACCAGTTAATCCATTCTTGGTTCTTCAGCTGGCATTCTTTATATAAGCTGTAATTATAAGTAACAACCGAAACAACATCACTCAGTTTTGTTGTAGGCTCAATCAGTTTTAAATCTTGACATGCAGATTTTAATTCTTCTGGCGCATCAGGAAAGGATTTTTTAACAGGAACAACTGTTGAACAACCAGTTAACATTAATAAAATTACTAATATCTTTTTCACTTATCGCTCGCAGCATTATTTATTATTGTTATCACTTCTGAATCAACAACACATTGTTTGTCAATCTTAGCAGCATCTTGAATTATTTGTTTCTGAATAACTATTTGTTTATCGTGTATAATTTGTGTTTTCTGAGCAATTAAACCAGCTATTTGTTTATTCGCATCATCAGATTTAACTTTAGCTTCGTCAATTTCTTTTTGCATTTCAGCAGTTTTGCTTCGCCAATCAATTTCAGTTTCATAACTGCCATAAAAATATACACCAGCAATTAAAAATAAAATACCAAAAATCTTTAATGGTTCTTTATATGCAAATATCTTTGGCATTACCTCACCAATTATAAACGCAACTGCTCCAATAAGAAGTATAGCTAACACTGCATAATGTAACCAAGCATCAGGAACGAATGACAAAATCCACATTTTACGTTATCTCTTGAACACCTAATGGTTTACGACGACCCAAACCAAAAATTACTTTTGATTTACCCTTTTGATATTTCTTAATATCTTTTTTATAGATCTTTGGTTCTTGTGTTGAAACATTACCAGAAGTATTATTTGTTGGAGGTCCGCCTGGATTAGTCATGTTACCACCAGCTAATCCTCCGCCTCCATCACCATCTTCTTTTAAAAATCTACCAACTAAAATTTCTTCTTCAACTAAATGGACATTACTTTCCATTAGATGTTTAAACTGTTCTTCTAAATGAATCGTAGATCTTTTACCAACTCTAACATTTTCTTGAATCAACCATAGCGCAGCAGCAATACTTTTTAATCTGCTTTCTCCACCAAATTTATTGATCAACTTTTTAAGATTAAACACAAGACGAGTTAGATAATCGTAAGCATCTCTTTGTTCTTGTGTTTTAAATTGACTGCTCTTAATAAGGTTTTTTCCTTTGGCATCAATGATTCCTAATTTGAATGCAGCAGTGTCTGTGAAGTTAGTCACAAGCATGTGTAAAACTTTTAGTGCTATTGCATTGTCGATTAATTGACCCATTAGATTTCCCTTAGCTTTGCTATAACTGTTTCATCTAAAATATAATCAGAAAGATTTATTTTATAATCTGAAACTGTTTCTGGCATTTTGTTTAGATACACTAGAAATGTAACTAAAATATCCCAACAGCTTTCATCCACTTTATAAAATAACATCTTCGTGGTGGCATCACCAAACAAATTATATAAAACAATAATATGGTTTAATATAAGTCGTTCTTTTAAATCGCCATTGTTTTTATACCTAGAGATTAATTTCTTTAAATACAAAAACTTCTTTAGATCATCCTCAAATTCTGCCAAACTATAACACTGTGTGTTATCGTAATGATGCATTGCATAAAGTAGAAAGTTCGCTTCATTTAATTTTCCATTCACACCATTATACCTTCAAAGAATGATGGGGAGACAACCTCCCCATCCCTACATAATTATTTATTAAGCAACAGTTAGAGTTGCAGATGCAGATTGTACTGTTGGGTAGTCAGTAGCGGACAATACGCAATAGTATACGTCGCCGTTATTGGCTAGAACAGTAGTTGCTCCTGTTGTGTATGAAGCGGAAGTTGCGCCAGAAACAGCAGTGAAGCTACCAGTGCCGTTCGCTTGACGATACCATTGATATCCAATAGTTCCGTTACCAGTAATTGTAGCTGCAACAGTGAATGTAGCAGTTGCTGGGTGAGTAACAGAAGCATTAACTGGTTGAGTTCCGATAGTGATATCACCAGAAACTAATGGATCATTGTTAGTTACATAGTTAGCAAAAGACTCAGTAACTTCACCTTGTAGAGCAACAAGTTTCTCTACTTTATGACGAACTGAACTATCAGAAGCAGTGAATGTTAGATACTTCCACCAGCCAGCAGATTTAATACCGATAGCACGGTTTTCTGGTGCTTGAGCTTCTTCTTTAGTTACTAAGAATACTGTTGAACCACCATTTGTGCGACCATATACGTTTGAAACACCTGGATCGCGTTGTAGTGAATGAGCAGTACCAGTACCAGCAGCAGTTAAAGAAACTAGACCAGTAGCTGAACCAGTAGCGATAGCGTGCGCATATGTATCAAACAATTCTACGTTAAAAGAATCTACACGACGTGCGTAATAAGTAGTTCCATCTGTTAAACCACCAACTGCAGTTCCACCATTTACACTGTAAACAAGGGCATCGCCAGTAGCGAAGCCATGAGCCTGACCTTGTAAGCTGATAGTAGAGTTAGCTGTACTTACAACAGAAGTTGTATTTGTTGCATCGAAATATGCTTTTCTTGCAAGATTCTTTGGTGCTGAAGACAAAACGTCTTGATTTCCCCATAGTGCCATTTTTATTCTCCTTGAATTTGGACTTTATTATTTATAGTTTTTTGGCTGGCGACGTTTGTAAGAGCCAACACTTTGACCTGTTTTACGACCCTTGCTTGATTTTTGATCAGCTTCGCCGTCGTCAGCTTCGCCATCATCATGATAGCTAGTATTAGTATGTTTCATACCAGTGTTAGTTTTAGTTGCTACACCTGTACGAGTTTTAAATGTATCGCCAGTTTTTGATAAGGCAGTAAATTCTTCGCCCATTTCAGTTTCTGCATCACTATATGATGTTCCATAAGACGCTTTCTTTGTGTGACGATAAACACCATTCTTGTCAGATTCATATTCTTTTAATACACTGACGAAGTCTTTAAATGATTTCATTTCAGATTCCTTTAGTTTGCCTTCTTTTGCTTCAGCACGCTTCTCAGCATCCTCAAGCCATTTTGGTTTTTTCTTTTTTTCTTCTTCGTTGACTTGAAGGTCTGCTTCGATATAATCAGCAACACAACCAATATAGTCAGCTGCCAGTGTAATCTTTGCTTCTACCCATTCTGGAAGATCCATCTCTTTACCAATATGTTTCTCTAGACGATTAACATGATTGATAATAGTTTGAAGGTCAATCATTACCATCTCTTGGTCTTCACCTTCTTTAATCTCTTTAGGTTCTAATTCGCTTTGTTTAGCCATATCTTTAAATTTCTTAAGACGTTTATTATGATCTGCTGCTTGTTCAGCAGTTTCTTCTCTAATACTCATTACTTGCTCCCTTTAATTTTTGGTTCTTCCCAGCCTTCTTCGGTTTCTCTGGCAACAGAATTTTTACTAATCTTAGCTAATGATGTTTTAAAACCCCTTTTCTTACTAGCACGTTCCCCATCCATTTGTCCTGGAGCTGAAGTCTGAGTAGGAATAGAGTCATCTCCTGATGGTTGCTCAACACCTTCTTTTACTGCTTTGTGAG